TTACCTTTTGGGTACTCCTTTTTAACTTCTTTCTCTTCTTTAACCGGGACCTTTTTGTCCGTGAAAGGTTGTACACCGCCCTCGACAGACTTTACTAGGTTTGGGTTGCTTTTAAAATTACCTTTCTCGTCATACTCTCCTTCAATTTCCTGTGCGGCAGCGCGTGTGGTAGCGATAGAGAATGCGCTGTAAGTCTTAATATCCGTAGACAAAATCTTATCCCCGGCCATGGCGTTTAATGTTCTAGCCATTTGGGCTGCTTTCTTAGGCGCAAGGCCCATGGCTTTTAGCTTTTGCTGAAGCTGGCCAGGTATTTTGCTTCGGGCATTCCCTACTCGGTTTGATTCTTTTTGAGTAGGTAGCCCTTCCTCATACAAAGCTCCAAGAGCATCTCTCTTTGCCTGAGCATTATCGATCTCGGTCTGCATGCTAGGAGTAAATCCATCCTCTAAAAACTGGCGGATTTGTTCATCGAGCATGAATTCATTACCCTTCTTGTCACCCGCTGCTTTATCGCTTCCAGTAAACTCTGCAAATAATGGGCGAACTAAGCCGGAATAGAACTTTTCAAGACCCTTAACAGACTTATCAGGCTTGTAGTTCGAGTTGAGAACTCTTGCCCATTGGTAAGAAAACCACTCCTCCGCGAGAACTTCATTATCGGTCTTGTTAAATGCACGCCGGATCTTTTTCTGCGTCTTTTCATCATGCTCCTCGAAGCTGCGCTCATAGTCCTTAGTATAGTACTGGGTATATGCGTCGAGCTGCTCACCCTCTTTTAGCCCACCCCAAAGCTTCATAAGCTCCTCCTCCTTGAGCATCATGATACGGGCAAAGTGACCGGACTCATGGAGCATGGCACCCATAGGATCTTGAGCGAATTCTTTCTCGTTTAAATAGATGATATTATTACCATCCCGAGACTCGAAAGTTCCGCGGTTCTTAAGATTTGCATCGGGTGTACGGCCGCTAATTACTACCTTCAATCCAGCCATTGCTTCGGGACGAATCTTAAACATGGTAGTAACCCAGCGACGGGTAAAATCTAGCGATGCAGCCCTGCGATCCTGATCCTCTGGAGTTGTTCCTTGCGGGACAACATCCTCAAAGTGAGCCATCATGGATTCGGGGTCGTTAAAGGTTTGGTAATTCGCCTGATACCCGGCACGGTTTACAGTACCTGTTGATCCAGTCTCTGTCTGAGTTTCTCCGGTAATCTCGATAGGTGCATTGCCAAAGTAATTAGCCCGCGGGCCGCGCATTTCAAGTGCCGCGCCTAATGCTCCAGGGCCTACTCCGACCAATCCTTCAGCAGCGATAGCGTCCCAGTCCCAATCTTCGCCTGGTTCTTTGCTTGCCCATTGTCCGAGATACTCACCGGACATACCCATGAAAGAATCTGCTCCAAGCTCAGCCGCACCATTAGCCGCATTAAATGCTTCCTTATTTAAGAGCTTACCACCCTTGAATACAGCATTACCGGTGTGGTTGACTACACCCATGACCTTGCCAGCCATCATACCAGTAAGCATGTCAGCGATGGCGATAGGTGTGCCCTTCTGTACCATCTTCTTTTGAATCTTGCTCCGTATGCTCTCGTTCGTCCAGGCAGCGGCAAAGACTTTTGGATTTTTCCAGTCGATGCCCAACTCCTGCATGCCTTCAAGCGCCATGCCGGAGGCTTCGAGCACGAATGATGCGACACCCCAGGATGCACGAGCACCAATTGCGGCACCGGTCGCGGTTCCTGCGCCGGGAGCAATAATTGTTCCCGCCGCCGCACCAGCAGCGGCAGATGGGAGGAGCCATTTAATTGTGCTCGGTAAAAATGATGATAGTGACTCCACGAACATTTCAGGAATCGCAGCGGGATTATCAAATAATAGATTTCCCATAGCATCGAGAAAGCCGTCAGACTTAGTCTCTTTGACACGCTTCATCGTGGAGCTAGTCGGGAGCTTTTCGATTTCTGATGCGATTTCGATGAATCGCTGCATCTCATCGGCATCCAATGTATTAGTCAGAAAGTCAGGAGTATAATTACTCATCTCACTCATCAGAGCACCACGCTGAACAGCATTGCCCATAGCCGAGAGCCAGCCAGTAGTCTCCGCCTGCTCGAACAATTCATTGTCCAATCCATAGCTAGCGGCAAGACCCACAGTCTTTTGCATATCTTCGCGCGCAGCTTCCATAGCATCGCGCAACTTGTCCGCTTTAGGCCCGCCAGATTCGCGAAGGAATTTTAGCTGAGCATCTTCGTAATTACTTTTAGCGGAGTAGACAGATTGCATGACCTTGGCCATTTCCAAGCGCTCCTCGCCACCAAGATCAGCCATAGCCTGGTCCAATGGTCTGCCCTGAAAGCTGGTCATGCCAGCCTTGCGCATATCATCAATATCGAGCAAATCGACATCGCGACGGCTCATGCCTATAGGCCTGCCGTCTAACAACCCAGATTGCGAAAAGAAGAATCCTTTATCCCGAAGCTGACGCTCTCTGGCAATATGCTGCCTTCTGGATAATACACCCTTAATGTCTCCGCGCATGGCGGCTGACATTCTCTCCTTCTGAGCCTTGCTCGATTGATTACCCTGCCCGTCATACCCGATGGCTGGATTAATCTTTGCTCGCGGATCTACGCTTTCTAAATTCTGCACCTCCCCATCATATCCGACAACAGGCTGCTCCCAGCTCATGCCGTCGAGCATCTCGTTCATCTTTTTGGTGCTGCCAGGCTTTTTATCCCGCGACTTGAGGGCTTCGTCTAAAGCCTGCTTTGCGGGGATAGGAATGCTGGTAAGCTGCTCAAGTCTTGCGATCTTTTCGTTCTTATACGCATCTGCGATTCCTTGATACTGATCCCTTTCGGCCCTAAGCCTGCGGTACTGATCCCTTAGGCCGTTGGGGCTACTCCAAAGTTTGAAGTTATTGAGGCTTTCTCCCGCAGCAATCTTTTCTTTGGATGGTCCAAAAAAGCCGTCATCCATTTGGCTGGCTTTTGTGTACTGCTTCTCCATCTCATCGAGTGCAGAGATATACCCGTCATCATCATCGAAATCCCCGAACCCTCCTACGCTTTCAAAGAACGGGGCGAGCTTGTTCTTCATGAAATCGTCGTAGCTCGATTTACGCTTGCTAGCGATCTGACCCGCAGAGGTTGCGTAGCTATATACATAACTGTAGTCTTTCTTCGCGCGCTCGTAGGTATCAAGCTCATCGTCGGAGAATACATTGTAGCTAGGCGCGGAAAAGTTTTGGGCGGGCTCATAGCTCTGAGGCTGAGCATAGCTTTGGGGCTGCTGCTTAATCGGGCCGCCAAAGGGTTGGTATGGCTTAGGACTGGGCTTGCTGGTGAACTTGCTAAGTCCTAAAATGTCATCGTCCCCTCCTGGCTGATAATCACCCGCTCCGAGATCTAGACCTGGAAATTGTTCAGGCATAGCTAAGCACTAGACTACTGCTTGTAGGAATAATTCCTTGGGTCGAAGCGGTCTAAAAATTTTAAATTAAACTGTTTTTTGCCGCTTCGACCAAAACCTGGGCGTTGGGTTTGTTCGTAGCTAGGCTCGTTATAAGTATAATTTGTTAAATCGAGAAAATCTAATGCCGGTATGTTAAACTGTTTTTTGCCGCTTCGACCATACCCAGGTGTTTGCTTTCTTTGTTGCGCTCCTTCCGGAGTTTTTACGGGATATTCTAATGTTCTCTCCACTAAAGATTGTTGGGTGGGTTCTGTAGGATATTCTTTTGTAGTTCTTGTAAGCTCTGGGCCCGGCTCTGCTGGGGTCTCTAAAGAAAAAGTGGGGTACTCCTTTGTGCTGTTAACCAGGCCGCTTTGTGAAGGTTCGGTAGGGTACTCCAAAGTCCTGCGGTGCGTGTAGTTATACGGGCTCGATTTTACCGGGGCTAAACTCTTCTTCGGCATCTCGGGCATGGGGACAGAATCAAGCACATCGTTTACATCCTGCCTGTTTTTGGCCAACATATCAGGACTTACTATACTTCTATTATACGACGCGGGCATCGATGGCTTGGTCGTGGGGGCCATCGGAATGCTGGGAGCGCTAGGTATAGATTTTTGAACCTCGGGATTATCGAGAAGATCAAGAGATTGATCCTTTAATTGCTTATACCCAGGACCGTAATTCTCGCGATTTCTTACTTCCTGACGGTAATTTGTTCCGAGAACAGGGTCTTCGCCAAAAGGATGCTGACCAGTTTCTTTGATCTCTTGGTCAATCTCATCGATGATACGATCTTCACGCTTCTGGCCTTCTGTGCGGGGATCTACTTTAACAGATTCTCCACCCATCTCCTTTTCCATCTGAGGCAAAGTTTTAAAACCAACTAGCCCATCGCGGTCAAAAATAGGGGCGTTTGTGGGGTTCCCTTCTTCATCAAATGTAAATCCTTTTAGTTTTTTGTACTTCTCGTCGGTATAGGCTGAGTTAGCTCGGGCATCCATGAATCTCCCACGCATTTCCAACTTGGTGTCTTCGTCAAGCTGATCCCATGAGCGTCCGTCCATCCTGCCGGTACGACTGCGAGCCCAAGATTCTTTCAAATCAGCTTCCCGATCATCAAATATTTTTTGTGTGCGATCTGCCCTTCTTTGCTTAGCGATATCCTCATCAATCTTCCTTGATGCCAAGGCATTAAGAGATTTTTCCATGTTCCGGCGCTGTATTGCCGGTATATTTTTTATTTTCGGGTCGCGAACACCACGCCCAAGGTTATCGGCCATGGCAGCAAGACCTGCGGGGTTGTCTAAGTTAGGACCCTCTTCAACTTGCGCCGCCGCACCCTTGGGTTCGTCTAAAGTTTTTTTAGGTGCTGGATCGTCTAAGTTGGGGGCTTCTGCAGCCTTGGCGCCTGCTTCTTTTCTAACTTCTTCAGGAGTTTTGTTTAAAACCTCGACTTGATAGCGGTCTTCTATCGATCCAGTACCTTCTTCTTCTGAGGTTATAGCTTCCTCTGGAGAATATTCTGAACTGGGTATAAAACCGCCAGAACCAAACTTATCGTAATCTGGAACTGAAGGATCTTCGACACTCTGAGCTTGTAAAGATTCTCCAAAAAGAGAATCCGTAGGTAGCCCAAAAAGGTTAAGCATCTTATCTTCACCCCCTAGTGAAAACTCTGAAGTTATCAGATCTCTAAGCCCTTTTGACTCATATCTACCTTTAGGGTCCGATATTTGACGAAGCTGATCATCTACCAACTTCGTGAAGGCTGAATCTCTAATATTAAGTAAAGCTTTACCTACTGACTCAAACTCTTCTTCGTCAGTTCTATAAGTACCTAGCTTACCAAAGTTATCTAATGCAGTAGGCGAACCGTGGGAAGCATTTATTAAACGCTGAGCATACTTTTTAGCGAGTGCTTGCCTTTGTTCGGGAGCAAGCTTTGCAAAGTCGGATTTTGATTCGGCCATAGCGAAAGGGTAGATCCGCGGTATTATGGTCTCAACCGCTTGTAATTCTTCTTCAATGCATTGAGAGGCACGCGCATGAAGCCGTCGGGGCAGAGCAGGCTTGGATTCTTATGCAGCATGCGGTTCGTGATCTTCTTCTTTTTCGGCAGTTTGTATGTCGTTGCGCTATCAATGTTATATAATGCGATAGCGGCAGCGAGAACATGGTCATCATGGTGACCGGGAGCAGCTTCCGGCTTGCCTCGTTCATTTATTATAAATGTTTTCATCTCGCGCAAAACATCCTCGTCCGGGATATCCAGATTTTCCTCGATCAATTCCGCGGCCAAATGATCGATCACGGTCTTTCGGGTAATCTTATCGGTACTCCACCCAAAGCTTTTTTCCACCATGCCCATGGAATCGTTGTATTTCCGCCTGCGATAGACAGATAATCCCATATCGAGCAGATATTTTAGCAGAGCGAGGCCAGAATTGTTAACCTCCGGGATAACAAACGCATTGCCGTACCAGCGAGCAGCAGCTTCGACCTCGTGAGCAAGTATACCAATGTCCAAGCGACTATGGTGAAGCGCTACTAATCTCGGGACATGCCAGTTACCATGCCAGTCCTCAAACGGTGCTTTCCAGACCTGAACAGAATGGTAGTCAGGATCAGCGGCTAAGCCCTGTGTCTGCTGGTCCTCCCCGGTACAGGTATCAACGGAGATCAAATATTTTGAATCGTATTCAGGCTCTTCGTATATTTTCCACTCGCCCGCTTTATCAGGACGGAAACTGCTGCTCTTTCCATCAGCTTGCACAGCGAGAGAGCCCATTTGAAAACGGACGTTGTCGCAAGCCTTGAGCATTTTATTAAGATTCCCAGTATGAAACCTGGGGCGAGATGACATGAGGAAACATTCTTCAGGATCGCTCGGATACTCCTGGCGAAATTTACTAATGTCTCCATTACATTTGTCCTGGAGAACACGACGACGCCAATGCAATTGCTCATAGGAGACATCAAAGCGTTCCATCTCGGACTTTTCATCCTCCGTCATTGTATCAATGAAGTCTTGTTTATGCTCATCGGTTTCAAATGGGACGATCGAATCATCAAATTCAAACCAGGCAGCAAATATTTTAGCCCATTCATTGTCCTGTACCCAGGTACGATAAAACCAACCAGCCGGGCCGTTAGGTGTAGAGTCTGCGACAACCAAAGATAAATTGTCCCCGTCATATAAACTCTGCAAATATCCAAGAGCGGGGTCTCTTTCACCCTGCATAGGCCAGAATGCAACCTCAGTCATATTACCAACCTGAATGGTACCAGATCGACCGGCATTTTTGGATCCCGCAGTTTCCTTACCATACAAGCTGCCGCTCCTTAATTTAATCAAATCAACCAAGGATCCACCGTCTAATACACTACCCGATCCATCCGCCTCCCACGGGAACAAATCATTCTCAGCATAGCGACGATAGATCTCGAAAACCTTGTCCGAAGTGCCACTGATATCACCCATCAAAGATCCGGCAAGAGTCGCATGCTTGCGCATATGGTGATATGTCAATGCCTGGGCGCAGGTACTCGCACCCTTTTGCCGAGGTTTTAAGATGATCATCTTGCACGGTTTATCCTCGATCTGGCATTTCCGATAATGCGCGAACATTCGCTTCTGCAAGGTATTCGGCTTGGGCTTGATATCCCTACCCCGCTTGTCCTTGATTACCGCAAATGTACTGAACCAAACCTCAGGATCGATGCGAATGAGATCCTCAAGCTGTTGGGTATCTTTTCCCATCAGCACTTCCAGCGGCGGCGGGCGGCTTTGCCCCTCTCGCCAGTCCAGCTCTTGCTCCGAGCGCAGAAAGCCTTACGTCTTTTGGCCGCTTTACTGCCCTTCTTAACCTTGCCAGTTACTGCCGTCTTGAGCTTGGATCCAGGATTAGCCTTGCGATATGCGGCGACACCCTTCTTGGTCATGCCCGCACCAGCTTTGACTGTTCTGTAATTAGCTCCTTTGCCCTTAGTAGTCTTACGGATGGGCTTACTTGGCTTTCTTTTGGCCGGCATGATTACTTTCCTCTCTTACTACCTTTGCGCGGAACGCAATTCGGAACCTTTCTTCCACCCTTGCTCTTCATGCCAATGGCTTGATAGCCCTTCCAACAAGGCCCCTTTTTAGATGTTGTACTCTTTTTACCTTTTGGTTTTCTTGCTGGCACGGTTCAATATCCTCGCTTTTGCATGACGAATGCGAATCTGCTCGTCAGAGTTAATAAATTTTATGGTCGCTAGGTCGTACATTACTCGTCGTCGATGTCGTCCAAATCAAAGTCCATCTCGAATTCCACATCGGTATCGCAAAAGCGATCGATTACGACCATGGCGATCTCTGCCATTTCGACCTCGTCAATGTCGGACTCCTCCCACCAGCGTACAAATACGGCGGAGAGCTCGTTCTCAAACTGCTTCTGAGGGGTTAGTTTCATAAATTGGTTCCGGGAATTAAATTATTTGAAGGATGCTGACCGGTACCGAACTTTCGCAATGCGTTGGATGTTCTCTCCATGCG